GGCCGTCTGCACGTTGAACGGAGCGGTGTCAGTCGAGGTGCGCTCGGTGTCGTTGTCCAGGTCCTTGAACGACGGCGCCGAGAAGGTCAGGCCACCGCCAGCCAGGAGGCGGTCCAGCTCGTCGTCACGGGTGACGGCACCGGCCTGGATCAGCCGCGCCTTCTGCTCCGTGAGCTGCTGAGCGTAGGGCGTGAAGATCGCGGGAACGACGACGTCGGAAACCTGGGTAATGGGGCCTGCGGCCATGGTGTCAACTCCAGTTGAGCATTGTTGTTGCGGAGGTGGCGCAGCGTGTTCGGGAACCCATGTTCAACCGACGCCGCAAAGACTGAGACACCAGGCCCATGCCTACTCGTGTCTTATGATCAACGCATACGCGGTATCAGAAACGGGAACAAGCGGGATGGTGTCAATAATAAGAAAAGGGGTCTGCTACGGCAGACCCCTGTGAGGCACCTTGTGATCGGAGTTGGGCTTCCGGCCTTTGGACAGCCTCGGCTACTACCCTAGCCTCACTTCCCTGCCTTGGGACGCGGACCACCGATCGTCGTGCCGGCAGCTTCAGCGAGCTGCTTGGCGCGCGACGGGTTCTCGTTGTACATGCGACCCTGGGCTGTCATGTTCCAACCTGTGGCCGACCACGGGTTGTTGGCGAAGTCAGGGCCACCACCGCCGCCACCGGCTCCACCGCCCTTGGATGCGGGCCACCAATGCGGCTTCTTCTGCTGCATCTCGGTGAGCCAGACGTTGGCGGAAAGCCCAGGCGTGACACCCTGGATGCCGTCCTTGGTGACGACCTCGCCGCTCTCGGTGACCTCGAACACGCGCTCGGCGTACATCAGCACGTCGTCCACGGCACTGTCGATCACCTTCAGCTTGCTCGCCTCGCCGCGCACACCGTCGTGAATGGTGCGCGTGGTCTCGCGCTGCTGGTACTGCTGGATGGTCTGCTGGGCTTCGGCCAGTTGTCCCTGCAGGGTCTGTGCCTGCCGCTCGATCGGCGCCAGCTTGGAACGCATGCGCCCTTCGACGATCTCGTTCAGCTTCTCCTCGTTGATGTTCTTTGAGGACGCGATCGTTTCGAGCTCAGGGATGCGGTCGAGCATCGCCTGGATGTCTTCCGGCTTCTTGTCGCCGAAGAAGGCGCCCCACCGGGTCTTGAGCTCTGTGTGGGCTCTCTTCTCGCCTTCGAGTGAGCGCGTCACACGCGACACGTCGGCATCGGTCTTGATGCCTTCGATCTTGGCGATGTGGAATTGGCCGCCTCGCTCTTCGTACAGGGGCCGGAAGGCCTCCGGCACTTCGTCGATGGTGGCATAGAGGGCTTTCAACGGGTCCATTCGTCACTTCTCCTTTTCCGAAACGCCCCATGGCATCCGGTGCGCCTCTGCCCAAGCAGGGTCGCGGGAAACCCGAACCTATCACAGCGGGAACGTGTCGACAAGCTTGGTAACGATCAGTTAACCATTGTGTCAAGGACCGGTTGCGTCGGACCATCGGGTCGGTATGATGAGCCTATCAGAAACAGGAGAGCCACATGACCCTCGTCCAGATCGCCGCCAAGTCCTTCGTCACCGCCCCCGGCTTCCGCCGCGCCTTCCAGGTGGGCACCCTCGCCTCCTTCTGTGAAGGCCGCAGCGAGGCGCTCTCAGTGGCGCGCGAGCGCGCTGACCGGAACGGCCACGATATCGCCTGGACCGTTAACCCTGGCACCTGCCTCGTTGGAGACAAGGCCCTCGGCGCCCAGCTGCTGGCCAAGGAAGCCGAGCAGTTTGCTGGCGCCACCGTGGTGGCCGACGGCCAGCAGGTTGTGATCGAGGGCGAGACCTTCACGGTTAAGGTCATGGGCGAGCGCTTCGCTGACCCGATCCACTTCAAGTTGGTCAAGTAATCAACCCGCCTCCGGCTCCGGCCGGAGGCACCCACCCCCACCGGAGACCCTACCAATGCCTAACAAGGACGGACTGACGTCGCTTGAGATCGCCGAAATGATTAACGAGCTCGACGCTCGCATGATCACCGCGCGCGAGGAGCAGACCGCTCGCCTGAACTACCCCGAAAAAGCCAAGCTGACCTACCATCTGGTCACCAAGGCGTGCCGCACGGCCAAGACTGCCTCCATGGTGATCGTCCAGGTCGGCGAGCAGTTTATCCTGGGCGTCAGCTCGCCGACCAACGGCTACCACTTCGACACGTTCAACCGGGCCAAGGTTGCGGCCAGCAAGTGGAACCGCGCGCTGGACACAGCCCAAAAGCTGCACGGTTGCGAGGTGTTCCCCTGCAACCGCTCGCAGTACCTGGAGTACGTGCTGGATCGCGGCGCCGAGCTCCGGCCGCTCCTGGAGGGTGCCCTGGCGCGCACTCGGGAGGCCGAAGAGGCCAAGGCGACCAAGCATTAACCAGCTGTTAACCACCCCTGACAGAGGCGGGTTGTCTTCTGTCAGGGGCCGTCCGATACTCCAGCCAGAAACAACGGAGCCCACTCATGACGTCCTTCGCTAACTACCGGAACCTCGCTCGCCGTGCGCAGTCCTCTCGTGACGAGGCTGGCGAGCTCGCCATGCTCCTGAAGGCGCTCACCTTCGACACGAGTGAGTGCAGCGCCGACACGCTGGCCGACGTCCACGCGCGCATCAAGCGCCTGAACCCTTGCAGCACAACCTACGTCGCCATGAACTGCATCGGTGACCACGCTGACTTCGTCGTGTACTACGACGAGCGCATTGCGACGCTGGCCGAGCGCGGTCCCAGCGCGTGCTCCTGGATGGTGCCAGGCAGCTGGGAAGGCCGCGACGCATTCGGCCGCAAGACGGCCATCAACGGCTTGCCACAGGAGGCCTGAGCCATGCTCATCGCCTTTTGTGCTGGGTTCGCAGCTGGCGTGGTCAGCGCGATACTATTGCTGGTCGTCGTCGTCATTGTTGGCGATCTGCTGGAGCAGACTGAGAAGGCAGAAAGGTCGCGGCTGACGGTGTGGCCGTTCAGGCGCAATAACGTTGTCAAATTCAAGCGGAAAGACGAACCATGAAGAAGCGAGGCACAGAGCCAGAGAGCCACCCCTTCTACCGCGCGCCAGTCAAGAAGCTGCGCAAGCCACACCGGCCGCTGGTCTGGGAGAACATGCTGGGCACCGTCTACGCGCGCAACGCAGAGGGCGAGACCAAGTATTTCGACTACGACTACGAGGCGGCACATGCTTTCGCAGGCACCGCCTCGTGTTTAGACCTTCGCGTGGCAAGGGCCACTCACGCAACGTATGAAGGCCCCAGGGCCAAGCAGTGGGCCTTGTTCGGGGTCAGGCCTGAAGCGCGGCGGTGATCTGCGCCGTGGACTGATTGACCGTGTCGACGATCGACTGCGCCGACACCGCGATGTTGTCGATGGAGGTCTGGCCTGCCACGTCGGTGTGCGCCGCGATCAGCGCCTGGATGGCGGTGTTCTGCGCCTGCAGCGCGCTGGCGAGGTTGGTGAGGACGGTGGTGAGGTTGTTGAGGTTGAGAGCCATAAGCAAGAGCCTTTCGTCGAGGCGCCGTCGTCGGGAGAACCACATGGGTGCCTCTGGGTTGGAGAGAATGCACTGTGCATACGCCCAGGCAGGCGCTGGAGAAACAAGGAACCGCCGCGCGGCCAGGGCCGACCGCACGGAAGTTTAGGCCCGTAACCTAGGAGACACTTGAGATGCCAAGAGGTGTGTATAAGCGCGGCGGCAAGAAGCGAGCCGTGAAGGTCCGAGTGGAGCGCGCGTTGCTCCAGACGGACAAGCCGGTCGCTTCGCTGGACTTGCCTGCCCTTCCGCCAGGGTGGAGCACCCAGCACGACATGCGCGCCGAGGAGCAGACCGTGCGCTTCAGCGTGGTGCTGCAGGTGGACGTTCCGATCGCGGCGTTCGACCGCGAGGAGGCCAACTCGCAGGCGCGCATCGCGGGCTTCCAGCTGGAGAAGAACCTGCCGGACCACTCGCGCCTCGTGTTCGTCGCGACGGACCAGGACGAGGGCTAGTGTAGCGTCGGACGCTCCCAAGCGTCCAGATCGATCGTGAGGTAAAGGTCGTCACCGAGGCAGACAACTGCGGTGACGGCCTGCTCGCCGTCGTCTGTCTCGTCGCCTTCAGCGTCGAACATCATCATGGGGAGCTGGGTCTCCCAATCGCTTAGCAGCACGTGCCCTTGATAGCGGTTGACCGCCACGATCTCCATCAGCTCCATCGCCTCAACGGGCAGGGCCGCACTGGCGGTTGGCTTCCTGGGCTTGCGCTTGCGTGGCATCCTTGACCCTCGTGCTGGTGGCGGACAGAGGCAGAGGGTTCTTGGCTTGATAGGCTTTGTCAGTCTTGCCTTCGCGTGCGACCTGGGCCTGAGACATGGCACTGATTTGGGCCTCCAGAGCGCGCACCTCTTCGGTGTGGTCCTTGGCAAAGCCCAGGAGGAGCAACAACAAGGTGACGGTGCAGAGCTTCCAGCCGCTCACGACGGCACCGCCTCGGTGGCCTTCGGCTTGGCGCCAGCCATGTTCACCGTGTCACGGAGGTCGCGCACCACCTCGTTGAACGTCGGACGGTCGCCAATGGCGCTCACCATCTGGCCTCCGATCACGTTGTAGACGAAGTACAAGGCGCCGACGTCGCACACCATGACAGCGTACATCAGGTCCCGCTTGTGGTGGTTCGCGCGCCGCGCGAGGCGCTGCTTGAGGAAGGCAAGGGTCTCAGGGCTGAGCGCTGTCATCAGTAGTCATCCGGGTTGAGGCCCGCTGCACGGAAGGCTTTGGCCTGGGTCCTGGCGAGCTCGTGGAGGGTGAGCTCGTCTCCGTCCCGTCCAACATACTTGTCCAGCGTGAGCCCTCCCTTCCTGAACAGCAGGCCCTTTGTCTTTCCCAGGATGTCGTCCTGCACCTCGGCAGGCTGGCTCTCCAGGAACTCCTGGTAGGTGGTCGCGGCCGGAGCGCTGCCGGTCAGCTCACGGATACGCTTGCGGGAGAAGGCATCGAACTTGCCCTTGGTGCCGTGTGGAAGGTCATCACGCGACGTAACAGGCGGGTTGATGCCGTTCGCTTTAGAGTACTCACGAAGCAGAAGTTGCTCGGTGTGGCCTCGTGTGGGTCGAGTGCCAATAGCTGTTCCGTCGAACACAGGCACCCGAGTTGATCGGCATCCGAAGTGGAGCGGCGGGACTGGTCCTTTCCCGACGTCGTAGATGTTACCATCGAGCGAACGGCAAATTGGAGTAGTTCGGCTGTCGAGGGTGGCGAGGTACATCTCTTCACTGAGGACGTCCTTGTTGAGCTTGACAAACTCTTGCCGCGCTTGGTTCGAGACGAAGTTGACCGCAGTGCGGGTGATGGCCTCGGCATTGTTGCGCGTGATCTGGGTCACGCCATCCGTGCCTTTCAGCTTGGCGGTGCCGACGATGCGGCGCGCGATCGTCGCGCTGTCCTCGCCATGGCTCATGCCGAGCTGGATTTGCTTCTTGATGCGGGTGAGGTCGGTGTCCTGCAGGGTTTGCGACCACTCCTTCAGCGTCTTGCCCTCGAACGGGGTCGACGACACGATCTTGCGGAGGCGAGCCACCTCGGGGGAGACAAGGTCCAACACCACGGGGCTGGTGACGTCCAGCTGCTTGGCTGTGAAGTTGGGTTCGGCCTTGGCCAGGGCTTCGAGCTGCTCCTGCCACGTGCTGTCCAGCGTCTTCCACGCCTCGGAGCGCAGGCCCTCGATCAGCTTGAGCAGATACTGCATCCGCTTGACGTCGGCCGGAGTGTCGAGCCCCTGGGCGTTCTCCAGCCGGTCGCGGATCATCCGCGCAAGGTCGTCTTCCGTGTCGTTCAGGATGGCGTTGACCTTCGCGCTGATGCCCTTGGCGAGGCGCTGAAGGTAGACTTGATGTCGTACGATGCTGTCCCGCAGCGCGATGTTGGCGGTCTCAGGCATGGTACCAGAACCACATGCGGACCATGATGCCCAGCCACACAAGCCCAGTGGCAAGGACAAACAGGCCAGGAATGATCACCAGCCAGAGCCAGCACGCGCCTTGAGCCTGCTTGTCCATTGCCATGTTAGGCCTCCGAGGTGCCGTTGTGGCGACCGCGCGCCGCGACGCGCTCGCCGTGGAGCGCCTGTGGCGGGTTGATGCCACCGACGGGGCCGAAGGTCACCGAGGCGACGACCTGATGGTCCTTGGCATCGTTCAGCGGGTCCTGGAGCGAGCCCATCGCTTCCATGACGGCATCGAAGCCGCCACTGGCGGTGAAGGGCTGGATGGTGTTGTCGGTCTCGACGTCGACCACGAGGGTCATGCGATACTTCAAGGCTCAGCCCTCCACCTGCGTGATGCTGAACAGCGCCTTGGACGTGGCATCGCTTTCATCGCCGAGATGAGCGAGCGGGTTGTCCAGGCCGTCCAGCGTCTCGAGCACCTGACCAACCGTGCCCTTGACTTCCATCAAGGTCACCGGCTTGTCGGTGTCGAACGTGACGTCCATTACCAGTCGATACTTCATGTGGTTCCTTCCTGTTACTTCTTCGCAGTGGGCTTTGGCTTAATCCTGCTCTTCTGCGCTGCCAATCCCTTACTGACCTTCGAGCCCTTCGGTTTCGCGGCGGTGCCGTCCTCCGGAGGTGCGTTGTTCTCGCTGACCGGCTTCTTCGGCGCCGGACCATCGGTCGGCTGCATGGTGAGCGGGTCGAGCGAGCGGCCCAGGTCGTCGACCGGGTTGCCACCCGCGTCGGTGCCAACGATGGACGGCCCTTCGGCTTCGATCTTCGCCATTTCCTCTTCGTAGGACAGCTGGGTCATGCCGCGCTCCAGCATGATCTCGTGAATGGTCTCCCAGGCCAGCGGTGCACCCTGGTTCTTCGCAGCAACCAGCGCCTGCAGGTCGGCCGCAAGGAACTGCTCCTCGCTGTACTCGTTGTTGGCCTTGACCTCGACTTCCTCGGGGTTGGCGCCTGCCCACTTCGCTGCCCACTTCAGCAGCTGCTCCAGGGCCTGCGCTCCTGCGTAGCCGATCTGGTTCAGGGTAGCGGCCTGAGCCGCAACTCGCGTGGCGAGCGCCTCGCCGCTTTCCTTATCCTTGGAGCGGGTGTCGATGAGGGAGCCGGAGCGGTTGCGCGCGGCCACCTTGTCGTTCTCGAGAGCTTGACGCTGCTCTGCGAGGCCAGTTGAAGAAACGCCAACGAACTTGGCGTCAACGCCCTGTCCAGGACGCAGGTTGATAACAGACCCTGCACCAGTCCGGAAAGTGTCATCTTCCTTGCCTCCAATGACCACCAGCGTGTCCTGACCCTGCATGAACAGGTTCTGCCGATAGTCGGCCTCGCCTCGGTAAATGGCCAGCGCGATGTTGGCCAAGCCCTGGAGCGGCGGATAGTCTGGGGTCGGCAGGTTGTCCTGGGCGTTCACGAACACGAACGGGATTTCGTCCAGGGTCTTGCCCATCATGTTGGGTGCCATCAGACGCCCAGGGTCAAAGGTGAGGTCGCTGTCACCGCTGTACAGCGCCTGGAGGTAGGTGCCCTGGGCCTCGTCCTTCTCGACGTCGCCGAGCACGAGCACGCGGTAGGCCTGCATCCACTTCCACTCGAACTGACTGACGCGCTTGTAGCCGCTCTCGTTCAGCACCACGAGGTTGAGCTTGGGCACGTCGATCTCGTCGCGCGTGCCGCTGTCCCAGTTGGTGATGGCCTCACCGTTGTAGGTCGCGATGTAGGGCAGCAGCGGTCGCTCAGGGGTCACGATCGGGTTTTCAGGAAGGTCCAACATCAGGCCGAAGCGCCCGGTGACCAGCTGCTGTTCGTTGATCTTGCGGAGGAGCTGTTCGAGCCCCTCGTGCTGCAGCGTTGCGCACTTGCGCATCGGCTCCAGCTTCGCAGGAAGATTGATGGAGGGCGGCTTCTGGTACATCATGCCAATGTAGTACTCGACACCGTCCTTGACGAAGTCGTGGAACACCGCACGCGACCGGTACGCCTGATAGGCAGCGTAGCCGCGCTGACCAGGGTTCATGCCGTCGACGACCATGCCGGAGGTGGGCTTGAGGTATTTCTCCCCGCGCTCCTTCACCGCTTCCTCACCAGCATACGTGTCCCGCATCGTCTCCCAACGGTGCGTGAACAGCTTGTAGAGCGGGTGCTGTGAGGTCAATGCTGCGGTCATGATCGTGTCCTTTATGGCGACTGTTGATCAACTCTCGTTGGTGGCAAATCAGTATAGGCCGACGTGGCTGGCCGAGCGCGCTCTGGTTCCCGCTTCCCGCACACGGTAGCGCGTCTCGTCACCGTTGTGGTCTTCGGCCTTGGTGTCGACGTCGTCCATGTCCTTCTCGTCACGTGGAAGGACAGGCACGCAGCGCACCCAGTGCGGGTTGTAGTCGTCAAACACGAACAGGCCAGGGTTCTCCCTGGGCCTCGCATCCTTGTTGGGCAGCGCGTCCTTGAACATCTTGCGCATCTGCTCCCAGCCCGTCTTGCGTGAGCCTGGGGTCTTGTTGGCGCGCTCCCATTCGATGCCCTTGTACTCCTGGCCGTCGTCGAGGCGCACCTTGCGCGCCATGTCGTCGGCGATGCACATGCCGTTCTGCACGTCGAAGATGCTGTTGTCAGCTGGTCCTGCCTTCACCCGGCCGTGGATGCCCCACTGTATCTCGCGCTCGACGATGCCACGTGCGATCTCGGTGGCCAGCATCTGCAGGCCCTCGTTCGGCTTCTGCGTGCAGCCATACCATTCCCTGATGCGGTACAGGTCGCCTCGTACGGAGCTGCGCCAGCGGCCGAGCCCGTCCTTGAAGTCACTGCCATCGCTCTCAGCGTACCAGCCCACGCTGAAGGGCTTGCTCGAACCCCAGTCGAACGCCCGGTCCAAAGCCCAGGAGGACGGGATGATGAACGGCCGCACGAG